ACTTCGCTCACTTCAAGGCCATGGCAAAGACAGCTAGAAGCATCTTTGACCTTGAAGAGGCTCTTGGCCAGATGGAGGCGCGAGTGTCATCGCCGAAAATCAGAAGCGAGGAAGAGGCAAGCTATCAGCGAGGCACCACAATCCCTCAAGATGTCGGGCTTGAGTACGTGAAGCAGAAAAGCACGATAGAGGAACGCATGACATCTTTGAACCGGGAATATCTTGCGAATGTCATTCTCTTCACGAGCTTCAACCAGAAGACCGGCTTTCCTGATCTGTCACGGCTGACGAAGATAGTTGTCTGGGAACTATGCTATAACAGCAAGCCTGTCACGGCAGTAGCCAAGGCACTCAACGCAAGAGGCTCATCGATGTCTCGAAAGTCTCTCTACAGGCTGCTTGCAAGTGCGCGCATCAGCTTCGAGGAAGACGCCGGTGCCGATGGAACCGGTGAAATTGGCGATTCATAGCCAATTCCAGGCCGCAGAATTGGGAAAATTTGCAAAATGTCACACTTGCCCTTGACTTTTTGTGTTATAATGCGTGCGTGATGATGGAAGCGGGCAAAAAACCCGCTTTTGTTGTCTACCGGTCATTCTGGCGGGCTTGGATTTCCTGCGTTTCTGTCATGTGGCACTCTCCTTTGAATTTATAACCTGCAGGATCAGCATGATGTTTTCCTTTCCGCAAGCCCGCCTTTTTCAGTGTAGCAATGCTACATACAAGAAGCATATTCCAATTACTAGAATATATATTATAAATATCTAGTATATTAAGAATTATAAATTAAAGATATTTGAGAAAAGAATAGTCTATGTGAATGCTATTGAGATATATGTTTAACTTATATCAAGCATATGTTAATTAGCTCGTATGTTGAAATAGACATAGGCTAGAAAGAGAGAAGAAGGTGAGTTATGGCAAAAGGAAAATATCAGCAATGGCTCACCGATGACGGGCTTTTGCGGCTGGAAGGATGGGCGCGCGATGGCTTGAACGACAAGCAGATAGCCAAGAATGTCGGGATCAACGAAGGCACGCTCTATGACTGGATGAACAAGTATCCTAAGATCTCCGAGGCGATAAAAAGGGGCAAAGCGCCAGTTGACATCGAAGTCGAGAACGCGTTGTTGAAACGGGCGAAGGGATACAGCTACGAGGAAAAGACAACCGAAATCAGGACGCTTGCGGATGGTGACAGGGAAACGCATATCAAGACGATAATCAAGCATGTTCCACCCGATCCAACAGCAATAATATTCTGGCTGAAGAACAGGAAACCCGAAGTCTGGAATAAGCCTCAGGAAGAGCCTAGCAAATCAGGCGAAGGCGTGAAGGTGGTAATCGATGTCTGAAATCAGGCTATCGGAAGTGATCGGCAGCGCATTCTATCCGGTTGCAAGAGACGTGCTAGACCACAAGCACACGCACTACGACCTAAGCGGCGGGCGTGGTTCCTTGAAATCATCGTTCGTGTCGCTGATGGTTCCATTGCTGATGATCCAGAATCCAAAGGTGCATGCTGCGGTCTTCCGAAAGGTAAGCAACACGCTGCGTGATTCGGTATATGCGCAATATCAGTGGGCAATTGACACCTTGGGCATGGCGGATCTTTGGAGGGCAAAGGTGCAGCCGCTTGAGCTGGTCTACAAGCCTACAGGCCAGAAGATCATGTTTCGCGGCGCTGATGATCCGATGAAGATCAAGTCAATCAAGGTTCCGTTTGGATATATCGGGATAACGCACTTTGAAGAGAAAGACCAGTTCGCCGGACGTGCGGACATAAGGACAATCCTTCAATCGACCATGCGCGGCGGCTCAGTATTCTGGAACTTTGAAAGCTACAACCCGCCGATCAGCCGCGACAACTGGGCGAACCTTGACAGCATGGAAGATAGGCCGGACAGGCTGGCACACAAGTCAAGCTATCTTGAAGCACCGCGAGAATGGCTTGGAGAGCAGTTTCTCCAAGAAGCGGAAATGCTCAAGGAGACAAACGAGAAAGCATATCAGCATGAGTATCTAGGCATCGCTGTCGGAACAGGGGCAGATGTTTTTGAAAACGTTGAGCTGCGAGAGATCACAGATGAAGAGATCGACCAGTTTGACAGGATATACAACGGCGTGGACTGGGGCTATTTCCCCGATCCATGGGCATTCAACCGCGTTTACTTTGCCAAGGCACAGCAGACGCTTTTTATTTTCGATGAGCTGACGGCTCACAAGATGGACAACGAGAAGACAGCGGCAATGCTGCTAGAACATGGATTGACAAAGAGAGACATGATACGCGCGGATTCAGCAGAGCCGAAGTCAATAGCCGACTACAACAAGTATGGTTTGAAATGCGTAGGGGCAACGAAAGGGCAAGGAAGTGTCGAGAGATCCATGATCTGGCTGCAATCGCTGCGGAAGATCGTCATAGATCCGAAACGGTGCCCGGAGACAAAAAAGGAATTCATGCAATACGAATACGAACGGTCAAAGGAAGGCGAGATCATGAGTGGATACCCTGACAAGGACAACCACCACATCGATGCGGTGAGATATGCAACAAATGACCTATGGGTCAAGATCGCGCCGAACAGAAAGCAAAAACCGTTCAAGTCAATGATGGAGGGATACTGATGCTGACATACGAGGATCTGGTGAAGCTTGGCGAAGATGAACAGGAACGCATCATGTTCATCCAGCGTGTCATAAGAGAACATACTAGTTCAGCTGAATACAGGCGCGCATTAGTCAACGATGACTACTACGCGGGCGAGAACACCACCATCATGCATTACGAGAAACTAATCTACGATTACCTTGGCCAAGCACATGTGGACATGTGGACGGCAAACCACAAGATTGCAACAAGCTTCTTCGGGTTTGTGGTTGATCAGGAGGTTTCCTATTTGCTGGGAAACGGCGTGATGTTCAGCAAAGACACGACAAAGAAACGGCTTGGCGAGACGTTTGACCAAGACGTTAGTGATTTGCTTGAGTATGCAAGACGCCATGGATCATCATTCGGATTATGGAACCAAGACCACATCGACATATTCAAGCTGACAGAATTCGCGCCGTTGTACAGCGAAGAGACCGGGCATTTGATGGCTGGCGTTCGGTGGTGGCAGATCGATGGTCAAAAACCATTGAGGGCAACGTTGTATGAGCCGGACGGCTACACGGAACTGGCACGTCCAGTCGGCGAGGAAATGTATATCAAGACTCCGAAACGCGCTTACAAGAAACGTACGACACGGACAAAGGCTGATGGAGTCTTGAGCGTGGATGGCGAAAACTATGATGGATTCCCGATTGTTCCGATGTACGGCAACAAAGAGCACACATCTGCCATGTCAGGGAAACGGAATACGATAGATGCGTATGACGTTGTGAATTCCGGCATGGTCAACAACGTTGACGAGGGGAGCTTGATTTACTGGGTTTTAGAAAACTCCGGCGGCATGGATGAAATCGATGATGCGAAGTTCATCCAGGCATTGAAAACCACGCGTGTTCTGCATACGGATCAGGAAGGCGCGAAAGCAGAGCCAAAGCAACTAGAACCACCGTTTGAAGGAACAAAGGAAGCCCTGGACAGGTTGAATAAGCAGCTTTTCGCGGACTTCCAGGCGTTTGACAGTGCTGCTGTCACTGCATCAAATCAAACCGCGACAGCCATCAAGGCAAGCTATGTGCCGCTAGACCTTAAGATAGACAAGATTGAAAAACAGGTCACGAGGTTCATTTTGGCAATCCTCAAGCTTGCCGGGATAGAGGATGATGCGCCAACCTACAAGCGAAACCAGATCATTAACGTGTTGGAAGAAACGCAATGCTTGACAATGCAAGCGCAGTATCTGCCAGCTGACTACATCATGGAGAAGATGCTGGTGCTCAATGGCGATATTGACAGGATTGAGGAGATCAAGAAGGAAGTCGAGGCGGAGAAGATTGCAGCCATAGCAGATGCAGATCTTGGCAGCAATGGACAAGGCAATGATGATGATGGCGGCGGTGAGTGACCATGGCAGACCTTGGCCACAAGATGACCGACAAGAAGCTGTCGGAACTGGAAAAGAAAATCCAGGCTGAATACAAAACCGCAAAGGATGATGTAGAAAAGAAATACCTGGACTACATGGCCAAGTACGAAAAAGAACTTGCGAAGCAAAAAGCTCTACTCGACAGCGGACAGATTACCCAACAGGAATACAATGACTTTGTATATCGGAAAACCATGGTTGGCAAACGATGGGAAGAGATGAAGGATGTCTTGGCAAAGGACTATGGCAACGCGCGGCAGATAGCGCTGAAGATGTCCAAGGACGCCATGCCGGACGTTTACGCATTGAATGCCAACTATGCGACATACCAGATTGAGCATGACGCGGGTATTGACATAGGTTTCACACTCTACAACCACGACACTGCAGAGTTCCTGCTAGGAGACCAAAGGCAGCTAATGCCAAGGCCAAGCGCGAAAAAAGCCAAGGAGATAGCCAGCCATCCTAGCATGCAATGGGATAAGGCCAAGATTCAATCAGCGGTTTTGCAAGGGGTTCTTCAGGGGGAAAGCCCATATAAAGTGGCGGCTAGATTGCGTGGAGTAGGCCAGATGGCTGAAAACGCATCTATCCGCTACGCGAGGACAATGACAACCAGCGCTCAAAACGCTGGAAGATACGAATCCTACAGGAATGCTAAGAAACTAGGTGTTGACTTGACAATCGAATGGCAAGCAACGCTAGACAACAGGACGCGGCATGAGCACAGGATGATGCACGGCATGAGGACGGACGTAGACAAGCCGTTCAACACACCAGACGGCTACAAGATCATGTATCCGGCAGACTGCACAGGCGATAACTACGCATTGCAGCACTTGATCTGGAATTGCCGATGCACATTGCTTGCATGGGTGAAGGGATTCGAGGGCGACACAGTGAAGGAGTCGCCGAAGATGAAGGACATGACATTCGAGGAATGGCAGACGGCGAAAGCACCGAAGAGCCAAGGGAAACCCACCACGGAAACAGCCGAAGAGCCGAAACCGGCACAGAAGGAATACAAGACGATGTCTGCTGATGAATACGATGAGTGGGTGAAGAAGACTGCACCAGTCAAAACGTTGCCATCGTATGAGTGGATTGAAGAAGGTGACGATGAATATGATCCGGAAATAGGAGCGATATGGGATGATATCGGACTCTCTGAAGGATACTACATCCGGAAGGCAGACTGGTCGTTTGACGTAAACAATTACTGGCGAACAGGCGGTCAAAGGGAGTATCACGGAAGGTGGAATGATAGGCTTGTGACGCCGGAAAACCTAGCCAAGCAACCGAAGAAGCTGCAAGAGATCCACAAGGAATTGATAAAGAAAGTCAAGAAGGCATCGGGGGCTCTGGATCGCATGATAGACAGGTATCAGACAGACAGGGAAATGGTGCTGGACAGGTGGAGCGGCGCAAATGCCTTGGCTCAGCTAGGCATTGATATCGGAGATAGCAAGATGGAACGCTTTGGCCATGCAAGGATAACGCAAGGACTAGACCATCAAGGCATTGTCGATCAGATCAATGAAAAGCTGATTGGGGCAACGATATCGGACAAGGGATATACGTCTGCAAGCGCATGTTCTGAAAGAAATGTTTTCATAGGATCGGATATCAAATACACGATCATTGCACCGAAAGGCTCAAATATGTACGTCACCGGGAATACCGATGAAAGCGAGGTCATCTTGGCACGTGATGTTGAGCTAGAAGTGCTTGGCGCGAGGGTTATAGAATCGGAGGCATCGCAGAAGGTATGGAACGTCAAAGGCGAAAAGGAATACGAACTACGACAGACCAAGTCCGTGGAGATCATCGTGAGACTGGTTCAAAAGCCACGCGAGTAGAAAAAGGGCATTCGGACGGCTTCATAGCTTGCTATGAGATCGTGAGGAAACCTAAAAAGCCATCTATGGCTGCGAAATGGGCATCATGAAAGCCGATTTCAAGGTTACGGTGGACAACTCTGCGGCGATGCTGGATGACATGGAAACACGCATCCAGGCGGCTCTGGAAGCATGTGGCCAGCAAGCGGTATCGCATGCAAAGCAAAACATAACAAGGGCAAGCCGTGTTGACACCGGGGCAATGCGGAACAGCATCAACCACACTGTCAAAGACGGCAAAGCCTACATAGGAACCAACATCGAATATGCGGCCTATCACGAGGTTGGAACCGGCATATTCGCGGAAAGCGGCAAAGGCCGAAAGGATCCTTGGATTTACAAGGACGATCAAGGGAACTGGCATAGGACGCGAGGAATCAAGCCCATCCACTTCCTGAAGAATGCCGTTGCTGAAAACATAGCCGAATACAAGGCCATCATGGCCAAGTTCATCAGCAACAAGTAGCAAGGCAAGAGCTAAGAGAACAAGGAACGGAAACCATGGAACTTAAAGAGCTAGTGGATAGGACACTTGAAACCTTCGGAGCATCGAAGCCGGAAGAGCTAGGCCAAGCGCTGATAGAATCCAGGGATGACGCTTGGCCAACGTATGATGCTTTCTGCGATCTGGTAGGCGGCGACTTGTCAAAGGACTGGATGCAGATGATATACCAGTATTATCTTGCGGACAGGAAAGAGAAGAAGCAGGACTATACCCCGGCAAGCGTTGCAAAGTTGATGAGTAGCCTAGCCGGGGGGGGATGCGAACGAGATGACTGGATCATCGACTTATGCGCCGGAAGCGGCGCGCTTACAATCCAGCATTGGCTAGCTCACCCGAATTGCAAATACATCTGCTACGAGGTTGATTCCAATGTCATACCGTTCCTGTTGTTCAACTTGGCAATCAGGAACATTGAAGCGGTGGTGCTGCAATGCGATGTCTTGAGCGGCGAAAAGCCTTCTAAAGGCTGGACGGTTACGAAAGCGGGAAAGTATGGGAAGATCACTGATATCAAATCCACCGTATAACATGAGGTGGAAAGCACCAGACCTAGCCAGCATGTTGCCGCAGTATGCCGGATTCGATGTGCCGCCTGAATCAAATGCAAACTTTGCATTTGTGCTATATGGCCTGGAAAAGGTCGATGACAAGGCCGTCTACTTGTTGCCTAACAGCGTCCTGTCAGCAACCGTTGACAAGGAAAAGCGAATCAAAAGACAGCTGATTGAATTGAACTGGCTGAAAGCGGTGATCAAGTTGCCGCCAAACATGTTTGAATCAACAAGCATCCCTACATGCCTACTTGTCTTTGACAAGCACAAGCAGACAAGGGAAATCGCGATGATGGATATCGCAGAAGAATGCAAAGAGGAGACCCGTGAGCAACGCGGCCAGTTTGGCAGCAAGTCTCACACCGCGAGAACATACAAGAAAACGGTCATGGCGATACCGCAAGAAACCATAGACACGGTTGTCGGCCTGATTGATAATCACGAAAACAAAGATGGCATGTGCACATGGGTGCCACCAGAGCTCATAGCGGAGAACGGCTATGAGCTGACGCCCGGCAGATATATCCATATCGCGCCGGTGGAAATCAAGCACAGGCCATATGAAGACATAGCGGAAGACTACAACCGCATCATCAGGGCTAAGAATGCTATCAAGATCAGGATGAACAAGACAGCGGCGGCAAGGCTTGGGTTTGACTGCTTTGACGTTGACAGGCCTGATGTTTCACCATCGTTTGCCGTTGCTGGGCAGAAGGTGGAGAAAGAGAACTTCATCACTTTCAATGCAAGCGATGGAATTGATATCAAGATCAGCACGAAAGAAGGGATTCATCCGCTGATTCTTGACTTCCTCAACCATTGGAAACAGATGATATATTACTTGAACGAGGAAGAAAACAGGCTGCTGGCAGAGTTCAGGGATGCATTGTTGCCGGATCTTATGTCTGGCAAGATTAACGTGAGTGTCCTTGATGATGCGAAAGACGAAAGCTAACTACTGATAAACACCGCAAAGGACTGCGGTTTTTATATGCGGAAGAACCCGCGAGAGCTATTGGCAAAGGAAAGCCACAAGGAAATGGAGGATAGCAAAAAATGGCACTTGAAAGATCTACTTTAAAAGCGATGGGTCTGAATGATGATCAGATCGCATCGGTGATTGCCGGGCATTCGGAGACAGTGAACGCGCTGAAGAATGAACGCGATGACTGGAAAAAGAAAGCAGAGGCGGCGGCTGCGGTGCAAACGCAGCTTGATGCAGCTAACAAACAGCTTGCAGACCTGAAGAAAGAGGACTGGAAGAAAAAGTATGATGATGAGCATGCCGCTTTTGAAAAGTACAAGGCCGAAGTAACGCAGAAGGAAACTGATGTGGCCAAGAGGGCGGCATTGCAGGAAATCGCAAAGGACGCTGGATTGTCAGAATCTGGCATTGCGAAAGCAGTCAAGTACACTGATTTGTCTACAGTCGAGCTAGACGATAAAGGACAGGTCAAGGGGAAAGCGGCTCTGTTGAAGTCCATCAAGGAAGAATGGGCAGACTACGTGAAGCAAGACGGGGTAGACGGAGCAGACACAACGACACCGCCCGCAACAGGAGGAAAGACCTACAAGACCGTTGATGAAATCTGGGCGATTGCCGATCCAGTTGAACAGCAGCGGGCAATCGCGGAGAATATCAGCCTTTTCGGCTGATTCACGATTAATAAAATCGTGAATTATTAAAATTTAGCAAATATGGAAGGAGGGCTAACATGCCAGCTGAAACAAATTTAATCAAAAGAGAAGATATGGTGAGGGCGCGTGAAATCCAGTGGATTCACCGCTTCACCGAGGACAGCTTGAAGAAATTCATGGAAGCTGTCGGCGTCACGCGTAAAATTCCATATCAGGAAGGTACAACGCTTGCATACTACAAGACAGTAGGAACGCTGGAAGATGGCAACGTAGGTGAAGGTGAAATCATCCCGTTGAGCCATTACGAGAGAATCAGGATCCCGGTCGGGGAGATCGGCTTGAACAAGTGGAGAAAAGCTACATCTGCCGAGGCAATTTTGAAATCTGGCTTGCAGGAAGCGGTAGGCGAAACGGATACAAAGATGCTCAAGGACATCCAGACGAGCATCCGTACAAATCTGTTCAGCCACATCCAGGAATGCGGCACGACTTGGGTAAGGAACACGACTCTGCAAGCCGTGCTCGCCAAGACCTGGGGAAACTTGCAGGTCTTGTTTGAAAACGATGCGGTTGAGGTTGTGCACTTCATCAACCCGCTGACAATCGCGGACTATCTGGCGACAGCGAGCATCACTGTCCAGACGGCTTTCGGATTCAACTATATTGAGAACTTCCTTGGCCTTGGCACAGTGATCATGACATCGATCATCCCTGTCGGAAAGGTCGCGTCCACGGCAAAAGACAACATCATCATGTACTATGTGCCTGTTAGCGCATCTGCGATGTCGGAGTTCGGTTTGAGGGCAGACCCGACAGGCTTCATCGGTTTCCGGTCCGGTTTTGTCACACACGAGCGTGCACAGCTTGAATCCATGGCAATGTCCGGCATTACCTTCATGGTCGAGTATGCGGATGGAGTTGTCTATGGCATGATCGGCGAAGAAAGCGATGAGACAACCGCGACATTTGGCACGGTCACGGTCACATCTGAAGCGGGTGATGCATCTGGCACGTCTGAAATCACACTTTCCGGCTACACCTTGAAAGCCGGTGAGAAGTTCGTCTACAAGACAGGCGCGGCTAATGCACCGGCGGTCACGCTGGATCAGAAGCTTGGCACAACCTGGAAGACTGTCGAA